TCTTCGCTCATTACTTGACGTCAGGCGTTTCGGCAAAAGCCTTCTGGAACTCCTCGGCGTCACTCGCCATGGCAGCCTCGTGCTTGGCCTTGGCCTCGGGTCCGCTCATGGGCTCCACGGCAGCCACAACGGCAACCAGGGGCGGCCCCCCAGCAGGCGCAGCATTGGAAGCCGCTGCAGCCTCAGCCACTGCTGGAGCTGGCGCGGAAGCACCAGGTTTTTCTTCTTGCTTACCCATGGGCTTCTCAGCCGGGGCAACAGCTTTTTCTTCGTCAGCCCATGCGGCTTCGTAGCTTGTATCGTTCATGTTGGTCCTTGTGGGAAAGTGTGCACTGAGTGCACATTTCGTTAATATCCGGCCGATGTCGTCGCAGGCCTGTTGGGCGCCTGGTACCCCATCACATGCACCCGATGGCTTACAGGATCTGCAAAGGTCAGTGCCACTGCATCACCACCATCCGGGCTGCGCACCTGGCGCTTCTTCATGTCGTCCTTCTTCTCCAGCAACTTGCGGCCGTTGGAGCTCACCTTGGGCTGAGGAGCCGTCAGGTCAGAGATCAGTGCCGGGTTGTTGGGAATACGGTTTGGTCCATTGATGAACCAGTCGCGCATGTTCCACCACATCTCAGCCCGCTTGTTCTCAAAGCGCTCGGAGTCAGTGGCCATCGTGGCGCTATTCACGCCGATCACCGTAATCCCAAGCTCCACCAGGCGGTCATACACACCAGCACCAAGGCCGCCCTTGTCTACAAAAATCATGTCGGGCTGCATGTCCCGGTTGTACTCAGCCAGCTTGCCCGCGATCTGCATCGTGGTCAGGCCCTGGTGATACTCCAACCGGAAGACCATGCGGCCCCTGCGGAAGGCAATCGCCGTGCGGTCGGCATCGTTCACGCCGTCACCCGCCGGGTCACAGCCAATGATTAGCGGCGCACCCTCATCGCGGTACAAACTATTCACCGCAGCCATCACATGTGCCGGGCTGATCAGTGGGTTCTGAGTGCTTGTCTGGAAGGCTTCCGAGGCAGTGCCCGGGTACTCCTGTGAGAACAACCACTCAAAGCCGACACCGTAGGTTGAAATCTTGTTGGCCCGCCACTGCATCTGGTGCAGATCCAATCCATAGGCCGCTTGATACTCCCGGTCCTCATGGGACAACTGAAAGTCTGGCTTGACCTCTGCGCGGTACTCTTCTTGCCAAAACCATGGCACAAAAATCGCGATGTACTCACTCATCCCAGCCTCGGCCGCCGACCACATCAAGTGAAACGCATTTCCAATACCGTTGGCCGTGGACTCCAGAATGATCTCTGTGCCATCCATCTCGGCAATCGTGTTGCCCAATCCAGCCAAGTGGCTTTGGGCGTTGGACCAAAAGCCGAACTCGGATGCGTGCAGAAGTTGCGCCGTGTTTCCTCGGCCCACATCCTTTGTGCCCGCGGTGGCAAGCTTGTAGCCACAGTCCAGGGCTGCAAACAGCAGCTCCTTGGCATTCGATGCCCGTGTGCTCGGCGCCAAAGGATTGTTATCCTGGTAGCGCTTCACCATCTCATAGAGATTGGACGTGGCCTTGTCTTCATGCGCCACGATGAACGCACTCTTGCCCCGGGTCGACACCTGGTGGTAGTAGCGCTCGCCCACGTAAGTCGATATGCCCTGCTGCCGACCCTTGAGGATCAGCGCCCGAACCTTGCCCGTCTGGGCTTTCTGTTGCTCCAGCAAGGCGTGCACATAGCGCTGCGCCTTGTTGAAGGTGAACGGCACAATGCGCCCACCCTTGTCTTTGATCTTTGCGCAGAACGACGCATGCACCTCCAGGTTGTCGCGAACCCTGCGCAGGGCCAGCTCGCGATCCTCGTCGGTCATTGCCATCAGTCGGCTGCCGCGTTGATCTTGGCCAGCAACGCATCCAGGTTGGACTGGTTGCGGTCGCCCTCTTCATCGAGCTTGAGGATCTTGCGCTGCATCGGGATGTAAACACCGTGCGTGGCAGCAACATCCTTTCCCATCTTGATGCGGCCAGCAAGGCTGATGATGTAGCGATACATCTCTGCAGCTCGATCAGGCTTTCCAGGAGTTGACTGGTCCATCAAATCACCTAGTCGATCCAGGTCACCCCTGAACAGTGGATCACAGAGCGATGCAACCTCTTCCAGCTGCGAGCGGGACACATCCAGCGCCAGCAGAACATCCTTGCGGTTGATCAGGTCAGCGCTTGCGAGGATGTCAGAGTTGGCATCCACCACCTGTTTCTCGGTAGCCGTGCTAAGTACGTTTTTTTGCGTACCAGCGCTGCGTACCTCTGCTTTGCGTACCTTCTCTACGGCCTTTGACCTAATGCGGTCAGTGAGGTCTCGCGTCCATCCATCCCTTTTGGCGCGCTTCCGAATAGCGCCTTCGGAGATGCCGTTGTCTTTGGCGATGTCACGCAGTGGTCGTATGCCTGCGCGGTAATCCTTCTCTACCGGCTTCCAGTCGATTGCGGCGGTCTCGCTCATACCAGTTTCGCCCTCAAGGCGATCTCAGCCAGATCGTCGTCACTCAACCGAAACCACTCGCCCCGAACATTCTGGGCTGCAAATCTCTGATGCAGAGCACGCTCTTCATTGCGCATATTGCCGGTGAAGTAGCAGATAGCCACACAAATGTCGAAAGGCGAGGCGCATTGATGCTGCTCAAGCCTTGATCCAAATCGCTTGGACATTCCAATCTTGTAGAAGCGCTCACTGCCGGAATCAAGGTAGATGACATACAAAAACCCATCGGAGCTCATCTCATCTAATGGGGTGAGCACTACCGCTGACTTTTCTGGGGTTGCGAGCACTGCAGTTCTCGTCCAGCCATCCCGCTTGGCGCGCTTGCCGACTGCTGCGTGACTGATGCCATGCTCGTCTGCCAGCTTGCGCATGGTCTTAACCCCTGCTCGGTACTCTCGCTCTACGACTTTCCAGTCGACTTCTTTCTTAGCTGCGGCCATGTGATCTCCTTGCCTTCCTGGCAGGAGGCCAATGAAAAAGCCACCGAGGTTGCCCTGGGTGGCGGTGTGTTGGGTGCAATGCAACCGGATTTGAGCCGACTACAGCCCAGCAATTAAGTGGGCGCCACCGCCTGGGGTGGGCACTGCGAATTGCGTGATGGGGCCGGTACTGATCTCCGGATTGCTTGCTGCTGCCTGTATTTCAACAGGCCCGCCAGAAGTTGGGGGGTTGGTTTGGCAGTGTTGCGTCGATCTTCATAGCGCATCAGTCTGCGCAATAACACCATCATAAAAACGTACCTGGCCACTCCAGGACTTCGCGCTGCGGGTATCGAACCCTACGTTTTCATGATGGGCCTGTTACCAGGACATCACGAGTGCTTGCGTGCACCAATCGACCATTCGTGGACATTTAGAGACCGTCTTGAATGATGACGTCATCCAGTCTTCTTGAGCTCTCAAACGACTGAAGACTGATGCTGCCCTTGGAGGCCTGCAGTCATGGAGGATCGACCAATCCACCCATCAGTAAGCATGCGTTTGGACCTTTCAGAGGCACCTACCCCCCCAAAAGATCACATATTGTTTTTACGGGGCTGTCTGTCCGTATTTGTCGCTACCGGCATTGTAGATCAAACAGAATACATTGTGTCTACTGTTAGGTAACTTTTTTCACTGTGCACTGAGTGCACTAGTCCCCCCACTCCACCGTCAAGAACTTAGGTGTGTACGGCCCCATGTAGGCGCCGAGCACATTGAAGTCCACCCACTCCACCGCTTCGTCGTAGCTCATGCCCTCCTTCTCAAAGCACTCGATCAGCTTCCTGGTGCTGTACAGCAGCACCTCCTTGTCCCCCAGGTCCACCAGGCCAAGAATGGCCGCGTCAAGCGACGGTGGCTCAAGGATCAAAACCTCGGGGTTGTTCTCTTCCAGATACTCGCGGTCCATCAGGCTCCCTATTGCTTGGTTGGTGCTTGCCACTTCGGTGTCCCAGGCAAAACGATGGGTGGCAATTTGCCGGGTTTGTCGTTGCGGGGTTTGAATAGCTGGCCTAGTTGCGACGGGCCGCGTGTGTCGAATGGCGATGTCATTGCGCCCTCTCTTTGTAAGTCGTAAACCTCTTGGCCGTGCCCTGAGTCTCAATACGCAGCCACGCAGCGTCTTTCTCGTCCTCGGTCATGCCGACCCAGTTGGCAACCTCACCGATAGTGCGGCCGCAGCCTGAGCAGTGGGTGGGTTGATAGAGGGTGTCACAGATTGCTATGCACGGGGAGTCGGAACGGGTCATTTGCTGGCACTCCATTTGCGGTCAACTTCTTGGTAGTCAGCTACCGTTTTTGGATTTTGCTCTGCAACCATCCTCCGGTAATCGTGCATGGGCATAGTCAACCCTTCACGTTCCATTCGCTTCACCCAATAAACCGCTGTTGTGGCTCGTGTGATGCCCATCAAGTGCTTTTGTACTCGCCACGTCAGCGCACCAACAATCCATGCCGCCGAAAAAAGCAATGCGGCAACGATCCCGAGACCACCTGCTGCCATTGCTATGCTGCCGATAAATATTGCCGCATTTGATAAGTCGGTCATTTAGCCTCCGGTGTGTAAAGCGGTACTGCTGTTGAATACATGAACACAACTGGCTTCTGTATTGATAGCCCTATGAACTGCTTGTGACCGTCTAATCTGTCGTACCCCCCTTCACCAACAACGGCCCAAGCACATTCCGACACAGGCTGCATGGCTTTGAGCATTGCGAGTGCTGCATCGCGCTGCATCAGCATTGATACGGTTTTGAGGCTGGGCAATTCCAGCGCTTCCACAATCTGCGCGTGCTGCTGTTTGGTCATCATGAATAGGCGGGTCATGATTCTCTCCATTCTTGCGATAACGTGTCCCAGTAAACTCGTTGAGGGTCTTTAAGGTGGTAACCCTGCACAATTTCGTCATGCGGGTAGTTGAGGCGGTAGAACGCATCCTCCGTCACTGGTGTAATGGGAAATGCTTCTGTTGGGCTAAGCTGTATCAGCACATTGATGCGCCCGTCTTTCAATACTTTTTCGTGCAAGACTTTCATTGCTTTGGCTCCTTCTTTTTAGTTCTCCCCGCTTCGTGCATAAACACAACAATGTCAATGATTAACTTGCCAGCCAGCGCGGTGACTTCAGGACTTTCACCTTTCGCTAATGCGAGCATCTTCTTGGCAAGGGCCGCTGCACGATCTTGTTCGGCCTTTGGTAATGGGTAAGTCATGGCTTTGGCTCCTGTGCTATCAAAGGCTCCCCCATAAACGTCGGGCTGTGCTGTTCGTGGATTGCATTCATCGCGCTGCGGTACTCATTAATTAGATTCATGGCCCTGTCCCAGTTGGCGTTGCGGTCAGCCAAAACACACTCAAGCTCCAGCGCTAGGCGGTGGGCGTATTTGATGGCAACGTCGTTCATGGGTTCAACATGTGCTCGGTCCTCGCGTCCTACCTCGTAGCAATCCCGCCCGTATTTATCCATTTGCAGGTGTGTGAAATAGTGATTGAAACCATGCGCGTTTCGCAATACTTTTAGACCTTCAGGGATCGCCGGTAATAAGCTAGTCATATTGACCCTCACATTCACAATTAAAGTTGTAGCAAGTCATGCAGTAGCCAGCTTCCAGCATTTGTAATCGGCAGGCATGGCGCAGCTTGCGGTAGGAGTCGATCTTTAATAGCTCGTCGTCTTTGGGGATGTTGGCATCAACGAGCCGCGCAAAGTTATCAAACAGATCGTTGTGCTTGGTCCAGACCGTGTTTAGCGTTTCATGGCCGCGAGTGACTTCTGCTGTTAGCTGGTCAATCCTTGTCTGCTGTTCTGCGATTACTCGCTCTAGTGCTTGGCTCATTCCGTCCTCCATAGCACCACCTTGGGTGCGGGTTGATATTTGTCGCCGTTGGTGCAGTCAATCTCATTGATGCACTCCAAGTCTCTGAAGTAGTGGCAAGTCCGGCAGTCGGGCTGCGCGTTATTCAGCGCAGACTCCAACCTCAGTATGTGAGCGTGTTGCAGCCACAATTGTTCTGCGGCCATTACCTCAAGGCGTGTCGGCTCGGGGAACCCCTCGACTGGCTCTAGCAGTTCCTTAGCTATTGACAATGCGTCCGTGGGTTGTGTGTCAGTACCCTTCATGTCCGCTCCTTTGCGGTCTTGAAGTAATCTGGTATATCGCTAAACACAGCTTTAAGTGCGCTCCGAGCAACCTCTGGATTTGTCAGAGTGCCTGATGGCGGCTGTTCTTCCATAATCCTCACCGGCTTGGCTGGTTGCGCCAGTGCTGCGCGTATCTGGAAAACATGGTGGTTGATAGTGCTGGTGCTGTAAGTCACCTGTCCATCAGTCGATGACTGCTCTGCATGAACGTAGTCGGACAGTGCTTTACAAGCCTCGATTAACTGCGCAGTCTCTTGCGTGATGTAGTTCATACGCCCTCCATAAGTTTTAGTATTTTTGATTCCGCATGAAACAATCCTTTGTTAAAGTCCCAGTTTATGCACTCGTCGGAGCACACCTTCGCCGCAGCTTCCAGCGCATCTCTCACGGCTTGCTTTAGCTGCGTTTCGGTGTAGAGGTTTCCCCATACGCCATCGCGTGTAATAAGTGATGAGGCTGGGACTGCTGGCTCAGGTAGCTTCATACGCTGCCCCCGATGCCGTGAGCTGCTTCGATCATGCGAACCAGATAGCGTCGGTATTCGTCTACTCCCTCAGTCCCCGATGGAAGTTGACAAATCGCTTTCTTGTGAGCTAGGAACATTGCTTCAATCTGCTCGTCGGTAAGCGGCTGTGCTTGCGCACCGGCTGCGACCTCATCAAGCGCATCTGAGTACGATTCGTAGTCATCGTCATACAGGTTGTTCCGCAGATAGCGATCAATCATGTCGTAGGATTCGCTCTCGCACACTTCTCGCTTTGCTTGCTGGGTTTGCAAGTACATCAACTTCAGATGCAGTGACTCAATGTTTTGGCGAATGTCCTCAATGAATTCTGGCGTGACGTGATAATCCCATTTGTCTTTTTCTATTGACCACGCACCATCTGCATACTGTTTGCAAAATTGTTGGGCCAAGTCAATGCGTTTGAGAATGTCCATTACTTACCATCCTTTCGTGCGTAAAGTGCGCGTGATGTAATTGGCCTGCTTCCGTTGATCGGGTCGCCGTAAGAGCATCGCCACTCACCATCTGGGTAAACGTATTGATACGCAACCGGTATTTGTATGAAGTTTTGATCCATCGTCATAGGCGCGCAGTAAAGCGGTATTGAATAGGCTTCATTCTGCTTCTCTCCAAAAGCATAGCCAAGCGGCCCTTTGTGAGCCCAAGCAACCGGCTTCTGCCCCTCCAGCGCAGCCAGCTTTGCCGCGAGGGCTTTGTTCTGCGCCATTACTTCCGCTTGTATCTCTGGGTACTGGCCTAGCTCTGCTTCAAGCTCCTTCACCCGCGCTTGCAGGGCTTCGATGGCGTAAACCAAAGCTATGTGGGCATCATTAACCTCGTCAGATGTAACGCATCGACCCGTTGCTGCCATGACTCGCAAATCACCTAGATGCTGGGCCATTTTAAGTATTTCTTTGTAGGCCATCATTCCTCCTGTGCATCCAGGCGTGTGTTTAACTTCGGTCACAAAACACCTCCGATCCAAACTGACAATGCAATAAAAAACAGTATTGCCAATGCCCATCCAATGCACCGACCTGCGGTCAGCGGCCCACCATCCATGTGTGTCATTGCATAGGCTCCCCGTAGATGGCCATGTGGGCGATGTTTCCGGCCTTGTCGAGCTCTTTGAGATTCGTGGCATCGAGCTGGGCCTCGTGGATCTCAATCAAGTGCCAGATGGAGTCCCGTTCTGCAGGAGTCATCTGCACCTTGCCCCACTTTTTGTGGCGGACCTGGATGGCTTCAATGGAGTCCGCGCCGAGGCGGATCTCTGGACCCCAGTCCTTGCCCTTGCCATCCCTGGCTAGAGCCATCGCCACGTTAGAGCAAGCCGCAAGAAGACCGATGTGATGACTGGTCCCTAGGCCACTGGACACCCGGTAGAACGCATCCCTGGTAGTCCTGCGCAGGTTGTTGTCCGCCTCTTTAACCGCAGTCAGCGGCGTCATGGCGCGCTTCACCATTGACATCACATCAAACACCACGGGCTTAGGCCGGTAGCTGCTTCGCTTCTTCATAGTGGTCCGTTTCTCCGAGTTGAAGTATCTGTATATTATGCCGTAAGGCAAACATCACGTCAAGTAAAACTCAGTCTGGACCCCTACTTTGCACGCAGCTTTTTGAGATCCTCCAGGGCTGAGAAGTACAGTGGCTTGTACTGCTGCGCATCCTTCAGGTCTTCCTTGGCTATGGCCAACGAGCCTGATGCCTGCTTGAGTGCGCGCTCTTTCTCGTAGTGGCTGCGCTCCAGGGCTCGCTCTTGTTCGCGCATTTTGCGAATCGTGAGATTTGCGTAGTCCAGCTCGGTGGCCAGGCTGACACGCAGCTCATCCATTTCCAGCTGTATTTCGCCGTGCTCGCAAATCGACCGGCGCAGCTCTTGCAGTTGATCCAGGGCCCGGCCGGCGTCGCGCATTTCCTTGGTGTGCACTGAGTGCACAAGATCGAGTGCATCTTCATGGGCCACCTGCATCGTGCAGATGCGAGTTGCTGCCTGAGTCAGCTCTTCTTGAACTTGCTCGAGGCGCCACTTGACATCGTAGACTTGCTCTTCAAATGCGTCGCGGTGCTCGCTAAGCTTGGCCACCATTACCTGGTAGGACTCCTGGGTGCGCAGACCCAGGTAATTCAAGATGGAATCAAAAAACGTCATGAGGCTCCTTGGTAAATTAGTCCCCGTCTTTCCGGGGTGTCCTGCCGAGGTTCCACCATTTCAGCGTCGGCATCACTTTCTCGGAGATCGAAGCCCGATTGCCCCCGGGCCTCACACATGGTGGCGTGGCTATCGTTGGGGTGTTAAATCCATCTGTGTGCTGAGCTTCTTCGCCATGACGGCAAAAATCAGGCTGTTCAAAGTGTTGATCTCGTTCTCAAGCCAGCGTGCGTGCTCGACCCGGTGCGCGCCAAAGATCCTCTCCAGGGGTATCTGGCCCATGCCATGGCAGTGCGGGCAATCTATCGACTCATCCA